GCCATATGATGCTGCGCGACGTTCACCAGAACGGAAACCGTGTGAAGTGACTTGGGAATCATTGTCGAACCTCCAAAGAGCCGCGGAAATCGCGGCCGCGCTGAATACAATGCAGTAACCGTGCCAATCGTAACCTGTTGATTTTATTAGCGACCGGCGCCGCAGCTGTGACACTTTTCGTCAGTAACCGACAATTTTCTGTCAGAAAGTGACAAAAAGCGTCAGTAACCGTAACCGAACGTGTATCCCGTTTTGCAAATTACGGTTACGTTTTGTAAGTGCTTGAAGCGCTTAGGGTTTTAATTATCTGTAACCTGTAACCTTTAATAACTAGTCTAGTTAGTACAGAGAGAATAGGGGTACTAGTAGGGAGTGCATAGTAGTATAGTAGTAGGGGTAGAGGGGTAGCAAAGTCCGGTTACACGGGTTACATGGTTACAGACCCCTAAGCGCTTGATTCCATTAGCTTTTTGCTGTAACCGTCATGTAACCCTACGTGAAAACACGGTTACAAGCTAATTGCGCGGCATTTATCGCAAAGAACGGTTACAGCGCAGCGCATTGCGCGGCCGGCGGCCAGTCTGGTAGATTCGCGCTGCGCGCTTGGCGCATTGGGGGACGCTATGGCACACGATGAATCGCTAGACCTAGATAGCCTACGGCGCGAAGCGCTGCGCGCTATGGCGCGCATCCTGCGAGCCACTGACGCGAAGCCCGATACGCTACTCCGCGCAGCGGAGGCAATCATGCGTGCCGAGCCTATCGCTGCGACGCAAGGCGCGCGACGCTCAGCGCTCTCGGACCAGGATTTGCTGTCGATCGCACAGGGGGTACACCCCCCGAAAATGGGACCCACGGTACCCAGCGCTGATTCGGTACCATCTGACGCGCCTACGGTCGATCCGCCGGGTCTAGTCGTTCCACGTGAAACCCCCTCGAGCGATGCGGTCAAGGCGGCTTTCTTGTCGGCGGCAGCGGAAACGGCAGCCGAGAGGCCAAAGGGGACCCAAAGAGGACCCGTTTCTACGGGCACCCCGGGGGGCCCCACTTCCATTTCGCAAATTGCGAAAAGGGGACCCAAAACGGACCCGCCAATTGCGGCACCCGCCCCCCAAGTTGCAAGTCAAATTAAAATTGACGATACTCCGATGCCGTGGGAGTAGCGGATAACGAGCAGCCCGTGACGGCGCCGGGATAATGTTAGGAAGCTGCTACCCGGGGCGCCTCCGCTACTCTCACGTTACACGAGGGGTTCCTGTTGGCTGACGCCGCCCAAACCGTCAACCGCCGCGCGGCGGCGCTCGAGCTACTGCGCCGGCAGCGTTCGCGCGCCTCGTTGGTGGAGTACGCCCGTTCGATCGACATCCCCGGGGCGCCGGCCAACCAGGATCCAGACACCGAGCACTTCAAGTCGGTGGAAACGAGCCTCGCGCTCCACCATCGCGTGATCCTGGAGAATATCGAGCGGACGATGGCGACCCCGCGTGGCCGGCTGATGATCTTCGCCCCGCCGGGCTCCGCGAAATCGTCCTACGCGTCAGTCGTCTCGCCAGCGTGGGCCCTCTCGAGGACGCCCGGGTACCGCATCATCATCGCGTCCTACGCGACGAAGATCGCCGCCAAGCAGTCGCGCAAGGCTCGAGCGCTGTGCCGCAGCGACGCGCACATTTCGATCTGGCCGGATCGCCCGATCCTCGCCAACGACCAGAAAGCCGTTGACCAGTGGGCGCTCTCGAACGGCTCGGAGTTCATGGCAGCGGGCTTGCTGGCCGGCATCACCGGCAACCGCGCCAACGGGATCCTGATCGACGACCCTGTCGCCAACCGCGAGGAAGCGGACTCGCAGACCGTGCAGGACAAGATCGAAGCGGAGTTCATCGACTCCGCCTCGACGCGCCTCCTGCCGAACGGCTGGGTCATCCTGATCCAAACCCGCTGGAACGAGAACGACCTGGCCGGGCGCATCCTGCCCGAGGACTACGCCGGACAGTCCGGCCGCGTGCTCTGCCGCGACGGCCAGTGGTGGACCGTCATCAACATCCCGGCCAAGGCGGAGCACCCCGACGACCCGCTCGGCCGCGCGATCGGCGAGTACCTGTGGACCGAATGGTTCTCGGTGGAGCATTGGGCGCAGTGGGAGAACAACCCGCGCGCCGTGCGCACGTGGGCCTCGCTGTTCCAGCAGCGCCCGACCGCGGGCGAGGGCATCGAGTTCAAGCGCGAGTGGTTCAAGTGGTACGACCCCGACGTCGAGCCCGGCAAGCCCGGCGGGTTGCCGCGCTCGCTGACCATCTACGGCGCGTCGGACTACGCGACGAAGGAAGATAAGGGCGACTACACTGAACACGGGGTCTGCGGGATCGGCGAGTCGAAGCTCAAGATGGCGATCGAGGACAAGCTCGTGTCGTCGGCGCCGTTCTATTTCATCGACTGGTGGTACGGGCAGAAAACGACCGACGTCACGATCGACGCGAAGGTCTCGCTCGTGCATCGCCATCATCCCCGCAAGTGGTGGCACGAGGGCGGCCCGATCGACCAGGCGATCTCGCCGGCCGTCGCCCGCGCCATGCGTGAGCACCAGCCCCCGGTCTACGTCGCCATGGAAGGACTGACGTCGATCAAGAACAAGGCGATCAAGCTCGCGTCGTTCCAGGCGCGCGCCGCGGCCGGTCTGGTATATTTCCCGCTGCGCCGCCCGTGGGCCCAGCGCGTCGTCGACCAGTTGTGCGCGTTCCCGGCCGGCAAGTACGACGACGCCGCGGACGTCTGCGGCTTGATTGGCCGCGGAGTCGATGCCATGATGGCACCCCACGAGCCTACGCCGGTTGTCAGGAAGCAACTCCTGCCGTTCACGGCGGCCTGGCTGGAGGCGACCGAGCAGGAACCCATGCAGCCGAGGTATAGCTAGTGGACCCCGAGACCAACCCGATGCTCAACGCCGTCGAGTCCGGCATCAATGCCGCCGACACCGAAGGGATGGATGAGGAAGCGAGGCGCCTCAAGGAAGCCGAGGAAAACGAAGTCAAGGCGCTGTGGGATGAATACGAGCAGGCGCGGAAGTTCGACCGCGACTCCCGCGCGCAGTACGCCGTCGATCGCCGCTACGCGGCCGGCACGGCGAACCTGAATTGGGCGGTGACGGCGAACCTGATCGGCGCCTTTATCGACATCCTCGTGTCGTTCCTGTATGCCCGCAACCCGGACGTCTCCGCCCGCAAGGCGAAGCGCGTCGACCCGATCGGCACCGGGCAGGAGGACGACTTCGGCAAGACGATGGAGCTCGTCATCTCGTCGCTGTGGAAAGCGCCGAGCGCCCGGCTCAAGACGAATGCCCGCGCTCAAGTGCGCTCGGTGCTGACGACCGGTATCGGCTGGCTCAAGGTGCTGATGGTCTCGAACGGCACCAACATCCCGCAGCTGCAGAACGAGCTCGGCGACATCCGCAAGAACCTTGCGCAGATCGAAGAACTCAAGGCCCGGCTCGCGCGCGACGCGGCCGCGGCGGCAGTCGGTGCGCCGGACCCGGCCGCGGAGTTTGGCGAGGACGCGACGCTGATGGCGCCCCCGGTGGCCCCGCCCGTCGAGGATCCGGAGAATCCGTACTGCGCGATGAGCATCGAGGAACGCGACGTCGAGGAAGGGCGCTTGCGCGACCTCGAGGCCAGCGTCTCGAACCGGCTCGAGGTTGCCATCCGCAAGGGATTGGCAGTCGACGTCGTCGCTCCAGAGGACATGCAGGTTTCGCTCGACGTGCGCAGCGTGACCGACCATGCGATCGCGAACTGGAACGCCAACGCGATCTATCGGCCGACAAAGAGTATCGGCGCGATGTTCCCTGCGCTGACCGAGGCCGACGTCAAGGCGGCCAAGCAATACTTCCAGCGCCGCACCAAGGATCTGCAGCCGCTGAGCGAGACGGTCAAGCTGACCGGCGTCGCCGACAGTGACGTGGACGCCGAGGCAGCGGAGCAATACACGGCCGGCGGCGGCAGCGGCAATGCCGATGAACAGGGAGGTTCGTTCGCGAAGATCGTCGAACTGTGGAACCGCGAGACCGGCCACGTCTACACGATGATCGAGGGCGTCAAGAAATGGGCCAAGGCGCCCTACCAGCCCGACTACGCCTCGACCCGGTTCTACCCGTACTTCCAGATCGCTTTTTACCCGGTAGATGGTGCGCGCCATCCGCAGTCGCTGACATGGCGGCTGATGAAGTTGCAGGATGAGTACGCTGCTACTCGCTCGAGCCTGCGTTTGACCCGCCAGCGGGCGGTACCGGGTGTCGTTTTCAACTCGACGGAGCTCGATGAGACCGAGGCGAAGAAACTCTCGAGCAGCGTGCACCAGGAACTGATCGGCTTGAAGCCGGTCACGCACGACAAGCCGATGCGCGACCTGTTCTCCGAGAAACCCATCGCGATCGGCGACATGCGGCTGTTCGACACCGCGCCGATCCTCGCAGACATGGAGCGCATCAGTGGCGTACAAGAAGCCCTACAGCAGTCATCGACGGCGCCGAAAACTGCAACCGAGGCCGAGATTCAGCAAAGTGGTTTCGCTTCACGGACGACGGCGGATCGTGACGTCCTCGAAACAATGCTGACCGAGCTCGCGCACTACACGGGCGAACTCGCGCTGCAGGCGCTCGACATGAAGGACGCCGAGCGGATCGCGGGCGCCAAGGCTTTCTGGCCGCACGGCATGTCGATCGACGACTTGCTGACGATGGTCGAGGTTACGATCGAAGCTGGCACCACGGGCAAGCCGAAGTCGAGCGGCGACCGCGACGCATGGGGCGTCGTCATGCCGCTTATCAAGGACTCCATGCTGCAGATTCGCGAAGCGCTGATGATCGGCGATCAGGGCATGGCCGACGCGCTCATCGCCTTGCTGCAGGAAACCCTCACGCGAATGGGCGACGACAGCGACGTCACGCGGTTCATTCCGCAGCCCCCGCAGAAACCGCCCGCCATGCCGGGCGCCCCGGGCGCGGTCGACCCCGTTACCGGCGCTCCTATGGCCGGCGGTCCGGTTGATCCCGTGACGGGCGCCCCGGGCGGCATCCCGCCGGCCGGGCCCAAGGCGGATTTCGCCGGGCAGCCGGTGAACCCCGAAATGCAGGCACCGGAGCTCGCGCCGCCCGATTTGACGATGATTCAGTAACAGGAGAGGACACATGACGACTGTAAACTCGACCAGCGACGATCGCACTGTCAACAACGTGATGCGCCATGCGTACCGCGTTCTCAGCGATGCGGAAAAGACGCAGATGCAAGCGATCAAGGACAAGGGGCTCGAGCTCCATGACCTGATCGAAAGTATGGGTGCGAGCCGCGAGCTTTCGCTGGCCAAGACAAAAACCGAAGAAGCCGTCATGTGGGCGATCAAGCATCTGACGCGCTGACAGGAGAGGAACATGCCCCCCGACGAGACAAGCCTATTGGCCGCCGTTGACGCTGGTATCGCCGAGGCGAGCGCGGCTCCGGCCCCAACTCCGGAGCCGACCAATGAATCGACTGGAGACGACAGCCCAGCGCCTGATGCTGGATCTGCGCCGGATGGAAACCCGGTGGCTGGTGGAGAGGCAGCTGCTGCCGATGGACCAGCTGCGGATGATGGCGAAGGTGCTGCAGCTGATGGCGATTCTGACGCTGCAAAGGCTGCTGCCGATGCAGCCAAGCCGGTCGAGCCGCCGAAAGCCGAAGGCGATCCTGCGGCGCAGCCCAAAGCCCTGGACCCGCTGAACGACCCGCTCCCGAACGCGCTCAAGCGCGAGACGAAGGAACGGATCACGACGCTGGTCGGCATGGTCAAGGAAAAGGACCAGGCGCTGCAGCGCGTCGAGACCGAGCATCGCGAGATCATGGGCGCGATTCTCGAGACGAAAGCGAACCCGGAGCAGTACGGGCAGGCGCTCGAATACCTGCGCCTCGTGAACAGCCCGAATCGCCATGACCAGGAGCAGGCGCTCGCGTTCATGCAGCAGGAGATCGCCGTCATGGCGCGTCGCCTCGGCAAGCCGGTGCCCGGCGTCAACATGCTCGAGGGGCACAACGACCTGATCGAAGAAGTCTCGACGGGGCGCCTGTCGCCGGAGCGCGCGCAGGAAATCGCAGCGGCGCGCGCCGCCGCGCAAGAGGCGCAGCGCCTCGGCCAGCGCCAGCAGCAAAACGAGCAAGTCACGCAGCAGAACCTCCGCGCCGTGAATCAAGGCAAGGCAGATTTGACCGCGCTTGGCAAGCAGTTGCAGGCAGCGGATCCGACCGGATATGAGGCGAAGCGCAAGATTCTGGTGAACACTTTGAAACCGGTGTTCGCTACGATTCCTCCTAACCAGTGGGCGGCGACTTTCAAGCGCGCCTACGATGCGTTACCCGCCCCCGCCCGACCGGTTCCGCCTCCATACCCTGCAATCAACCCAGGCGCGAAACTTCCGGGCGGGGGCGGGAACACCCCGCTCCGCGCGTCGAACCCGGCGGGCAGTGCCGCCCCGGCGCCCAAGAGCGCAGCAGAAGCATTGGAGATGGGGCTCGCTGCGGCAGGGAGATGACAACGGAGGAAAAGCCGCGTACCAAGCGGCCGGGACGCTACCGTAAAAAGAGCGAGAAGCGTGCCCTGTTGGCGGAGCACGCCATCTGGCTCGAGCAAGGGCAGCGCTTCGAGGCAGATTTCAGCAACGCGCCGATCGCGAAGTGGTACGCGGCGCGCTATGGGGGCCGGAGATGAAGCAATACACGATACTCGACGAGCGGGGTAACTGGTTCGCCCCATCCATGGAGGCTGCCCGGCGCCGCGGCTACGAAGTCGAGCGCATCAAACGAGGCCGCGAAGCCAAACTCCGCGGCCTCGGTTTCATTCGGCCCCATGCCATTCCGACAATCCTGCAGCAGAACCATCTCGACTACCTCGAGATGGCCGAGCACCTGACGATGGTGCAGGACTTCGCGCAAGTCGAGAATTACGACGACAAGAGCGCGCAGTTCTGGCGCTGTGGCAAGTGGATGCCGAAAACGTGGCGCTTCGATAACCGCGATGCCGCCATGTACTTCCTCGAGACGCGTGCTCCGGACATCCTCGTGTCGAAAGCCGACGTCGGCGCGAGCTCGAAGAACGTCCGCATCCTGCGCAACCGCGGCGACCAAAAGGCGCACGTCCGCGATCTATTCAGCAAGGGCATCATCGTCGATCACTGCGCCGGGGGCCACGGCAGTCGCGGCGCGACCTCGCGCCAGCGCGGTTACGTGCTGTTCCAGGACTACATCCCGCACGACTGCACGTGGCGCGTGAATATCGTCGGCCGCGGTCGGGCGATGTTCAAGCGCTACAACGGAGCGGCCGGCACCGCTGAGACAGGCAATGTCGAGCCCGTCGTGGATTACGACAGCGCGCTCGTGCAGGCGATCCTCGCGTTCGCTGACACAATCTTTGTTTCGATCGCAACAAAGTGGTGCGCCCTCGACATCCTGCACGACCAGCGCGATGGCAGCCTCTACTTGCTTGAAACAAGCCTCGGCTGGCCTTGGCCCTCGCCCGGAACGTGCGACGACGCCCCGTTCGTCGGTCCGCTCGAGCACCCGTACCGTTGGCGCGATATGTGGGAACTGATGCTCGACGAATACGAGGCCGGGGTATGGGCAAAATCTTCTGGCTGATATGGGCGTGGGCACGCCCGATCCGCATCTCGTGGAACATGCTGTGCTGCGCCATCCTGTTCGCGCCATGGGGCGTGTTGCCTCGCGAGACGATTTCCGGCTGGACCGGGCGCAACGCACACGTCCGCTGGGTGCGGCGCCTCGAGCAATTCATCGACTGGCTGCATCCGCACGAGCCGAATCACTGCTTTGAAACCGCGGTTGTCGAAGCGCTCGCGCGTCGCGCGCTGTACCCGGAGCTATACAAGTGATTTCGGTAATCACGTTCAAGTACCGGCGCCCGGACTACCGGACCACGTACACGTCGGAGCACGTCAACGCGCTGGCCGCGAT